ATCACCTTGCTAGGCTCCGAATCCCCAGATGGGTTAAGAGGTATATATTTGGATGGCTGTGTGATTGATGAATATGCAAATGTCAATAGTAAGCTATTTCCAGAAATAATTAGACCAGCATTATCTGACAGAAAAGGTTACTGTGTCTTTATTGGTACACCCATGGGAATGAACAATAACTTTTATGAACTGTACCAACACGCACAAGGTGCGGAAGATTGGTTTAATTACAAAGCTAAAGCATCAGATACCAAGATTGTAGACAATGATGAGTTGGTCAAGGCAAAAGAGGTAATGGGAGAAAAGAAGTATCTACAAGAATTTGAGTGCGATTGGATAGCCAACATTGAAGGAGCAGTATATGGAGATGTTATAGCAAAACTAGATGATGATAAACAGCTTACAAGAGTTCCTTACGATCCTGCCTTACCAGTATCTACAGCATGGGATCTTGGGGTCTCCGACCACAGTAGTATAATCTTTTATCAACAGTTGGGGAGAAGCATTAATATAATAGATTACCATGAGGAGAAAGGTCAAGGTCTACCTTATTACATTAAGATGATAAATGAGAAAGAGTATATCTACAAAGATCACTTTGCACCACACGACATTGAAGTTACCGAATTTGGAAATGGCAAAACTCGGAGAGAGGTCGCCACACAATTAGGATTAAGATTTAAAGTCGTACCAAAAATTCCACTAGAGGATGGCATACACGCAACCACAATGACCTTACCTAGATGTTGGATTGATACTGACCATTGCAAAAAGTTAATAGATGCGTTAAGACATTACCACAGGAAGTATATTGATAAAAATAGAATGTTCAGATCGAAACCTGTACACGATTGGAGCAGCCATGCTTGTGATGCCATGAGGTATCTAGCAGTTGGTCTCCAAGAAATTAATACTAGACAATCGGCTCCACAAAGTGTAGCAGATAATAGTTACAGGATTATATAATTATGGGTTCAATATTCAAACCAAAAATACCATCATTGCCGCCACCCGCTCCACCACCAGAGCCACCGGAAGCAGAAATTTCACCAGAAGAAAAAGAAATAATTGCAAAAGAACAAGCCGCTATAAGAAGAAGAAAAAAAGGTAAAAGTTCAACAATACTAACTGGTCCACTTGGAATACAAGAAGATGAAGAAGATAAGCTAGAAACTTTATTAGGTAAAAAGTAATGTTAGAAAAAATTAAAAAATTTTTTAAAAAAAAGCCAAAGAAAGAAGAACCAAAATTTAACAACATGGATGATTTACAAAAAGTTATAGAGGTTAAACAAGAGGTTAAGCAAGAAGTTAAACAAACATTATCTGAAACAAGGTCAGATACTAAATCTGGATTAGGAGGATAATATGAGTGCAGCAACTACTGGAGGTTCTAATAAAGGAGGTTCTCCATTCCAAATGGCTAAAGATAAAGCTAAAAAAGATAGAGAAGAAAAAAAAATAACAGAAGAATTTATTGAAATGGATAAAGAAATAGCAAAAGCTAAAACAACCACACCTGAAGATATTGAAAGAGATAATGAAAAAGTTAAAGTTTCTAAAAAGAAAACTGATTTTACATCTGTTACAAAAGACGTTTTAAATCCAAACAACGATATTCAAGAAAAAAAAAAAACCACTACTACCAATATAGGAAATGGTGGTAATGATGGTGGAAATAATAATCAAGTTAAAGTTACTGAACCTGTTATACTTAAAAAAAATATTGGTGGAACTACTGTGCAAACAACTGAAGCAAAACTAGCAAAAGATAAAAAAAAATCTGAAGAAGAATATGATGCAAGAAAAACTAAAAAAAAAGGTAGAAGAAAAACTATACTTACATCTGTAAAGGGTATAACAAAAACTTCAGCAGACTATTCACTTGGTAAACCTACTTTATTAGGAAAAGTATAATGGCAAAAACAGACTTAACCAAATCTTTATTATCAAGATTTGATAGACTAAAAGGTCAAAGACAAAATTGGGAAACACATTGGCAAGAAGTTGCAGACTATATGCAACCAAGAAAAGCTGATGTTACCAAACAAAGATCAAGAGGAGATAAACGTACAGAATTAATTTTTGATTCATCTCCAATACAGGCAGTAGAATTATTAGCAGCATCATTACATGGTATGCTTACAAATCCTGCAACACCTTGGTTCTCATTAAGATTTAAAGATTCCCAATTAGACATGGAAGATGAAGCAAAACTTTGGTTAGAAGATGCTACTGAAGTTATGTATTCTGCATTTAACAGATCAAACTTTCAACAAGAAATATTTGAATTGTATCACGACCTAATTACTTTTGGTACTGCAGCCATGCACGTTCAAGAAGATAATGAAGATGTATTAAAATTTTCTACAAGACACATTAACGAAATATTTATAGCAGAAGATGATAAAGGTAGAATAGATACTGTATACAGAAAGTTTAAATTATCAGCTAGAGCTGCTATGCAACAATTTGGTGAAGCAGTATCAACAGATATAAAATCACAAATAAAAAAAGATCCATACAATGAAGTAGATATATTACACGCAGTTTATCCAAGAGCAGATTTTAATCCTAAATTAAAAGATACAGAAAATATGCCATTTGAATCTGTGTATGTAGAATATAAAAATGCTAATGAGTTATCAGTATCTGGTTTCCAAGAGTTCCCTTTTGTAGTGCCAAGATATTTAAAAGCATCACATGAGATATATGGTAGATCACCTGCAATGACAGCTTTGCCAGACGTAAAGATGTTAAATGAGATGTCAAAGACAACCATTAAAGCTGCACAGAAACAAGTAGACCCACCACTATTAGTTCCGGATGATGGATTTTTACTTCCTGTAAGAACTGTACCGGGTGGATTAAATTTTTACAGAAGTGGTACAAGAGATAGAATTGAACCATTAAACATTGGTGCAAATAATCCACTAGGTTTAAATATGGAAGAGCAAAGAAGAACTGCTATTAGAAATGTTTTTTATGTAGATCAACTGATGTTACAACAAGGTCCGCAAATGACAGCAACAGAAGTTATCCAACGTAATGAAGAAAAGATGAGATTACTTGGACCAGTTTTAGGTAGACTACAATCAGAATTATTAAAACCATTAATTGATAGAGCATTTAATATTTTATTAAGAAGAGAACAATTCCCACCTGCACCAGATTTTTTATCTGGTCAAGACATAGAAATAGAATATGTTTCTCCTCTTGCTAAAGCACAAAAATCTACAGAGCTTTCATCAATTACTAGAGCAATAGAAATACTAGGATCACTTGCAAATGTAGCTCCTGTATTTGATTATGTAAATTTTGATGCACTAACTAAACACGTTGCTGAACTTGTAGGGATGCCACAAAAATTATTAAAACTACAATCACAAGTTAATGCAGAAAGAGAAGAAGCTGCCGCAGCACAACAACAACAACAACAAATGGCTGAAATGCAACAAGTTGCTCAAGCCGGAGGAGATATAGCACCACTAGCAAAAGCATTGCCAGAAGAAGCAAAAGCATTAGTGGAATAATATGGAAACAAAACAACTAGAAAAGTTTTTAAAAGAATTACAAACAAACTATAAAATAATATTCAATTCAGATGAAGGCAAAGAAGTCTTGGCTGATCTTGAGAAAAGATGTCATTATCATTCTACCACTAATGTAAAAGGTGATAGCCATGAGAGTGCATACATGGAAGGACAACGCAGTGTCATTCTATTTATTAAATCAATGCTGCAAACAAAGGATAAATAAAAATGTCAAATGAACAGATAACACAGGAAACTGTGCCTGTAGATCAAGCGACTACAGAGACAGTAGAACAAACACCAGCAACAGCTCCTGCTGAACAATCATCATCTTGGAAAAATTCTATTAGTGAAGAGTTTAGAAAAGATCCTAGTATAGAAAAATTTACAGAGATAGATGCGTTAGCAAAAAGCTACATCAACGCAACTAGAATGATTGGTCAAGATAAAATTGTAATACCTACAAAAAATTCCACACAAGAAGCATGGGATGAAGCATACGAAAAATTAGGTAGACCAGAATCACCAGATAAATATAATTTAAAAATTGAATCTGATGTGATAAACATGGATGAAAATGCAATTAAATCTTTTGCCGAACAATCTCACAAACTTGGTTTAAACAGCAAACAAGCAGAAGGTATTTTAGACTTTTATAAAAATAATATGGAAGGCTCTGCACAACAATCAAAAATAGATACTGAAACTGCACAAGCTCAATCTGAACAAGAGTTAAGATCAGAATGGGGTAGAGATTTTGATGCTAAAGTACAACAAGCTGGTGCAATAGCAAAAGCAAATATTAATCCAGAAGTATTAGATATGACTTTATCAAGTGGTATAAGACTTGGTGATCATCCAGAAATTATTAAAGGCTTCTCAAAGATAGCAAATATGATGTCAGAAGATAAAATAGTTTCAACTGAAAGCGAAAATGTAAATTCAGTTGCAGATATTGAATCAGAAATATCAGCTATTACTAATAATACTGATGGACCTTACTGGAATAAACAACATCCAGATCACGATAAAGTAGTACAACAAGTTTATACATTAAGAGAAATGGCTCAACCTAAAGAAGATTAATAATTTTAATCCCTTGTAATATTATAAAATTTATTATAAGGGATTAGATATAAGATAACTCGCAAGAACCTTACTGACAAGAGGGAATAGACTTCTACTCTAAAAGAGTTTAAATCCAAGAATTGCCTACTCATCTGGGTGGATAACCTTTCTGATTTTTTTATAACTAATAATAATGGAGAGACAATTATGTCATCACAAATAACAACAGCTTTTGTACAGCAGTATTCTGCTAACGTACAAATGCTATCTCAACAAATGGGATCATTATTAAGAGACAAAGTTAGACAAGAAAGTGTTGTAGGGAAAAATGCTTTTTTTGATCAAGTGGGTTCGGTAACTGCTCAGCTTAAAACGAGCAGACACTCAGACACTCCGCAAATAGACACTCCTCACTCAAGAAGAAGAGTATCTCTTGCAGATTATGAGTTCGCTGATCTAATTGATCAACAAGACAAAGTACGTCTTTTAATAGATCCAACTTCATCTTACGCACAAGCCGCTGCTTACGCAATGGGGAGAGCAATGGATGATGTGATTATTGCTGCTGCTACTGGTACTGCCTACACAGGCGAAACTGGTACTGGCACTGAATCTGCACAAACAGCTATCGCTGCTAGTGTTGGCTCAACTACAGGATTAAACATTCCTAAATTAGCGAAAGCTAAAGAAACGTTTGATCTATCTGATGTTGATCCTTCAATCGCTAGACACATTATCGTGTCTCCGGAGCAGATCAATAATCTTTTAAATGTAACCGAAGTTACGAGTTCGGATTTCAACACTGTAAAAGCATTAGTACAGGGTGAAATTGATACGTTCTTAGGCTTCAAATTTACAGTTTCCAATAGACTTGCAAAATCTGGTAATGACAGAACTTGCATAGCTTTCGCACAAGACGGAATCACTCTAGGTGTTGGTAAAGATGTAAGTGCAAGAATAGACGAAAGAGCAGACAAATCGTATGCTACTCAAGTTTACTACTGCATGAGCATTGGTGCTACTAGAATGGAACAAGCGAAAGTTATTGGTATAACTTGTACAGAAGCATAATAGGAGGAAATAATGGCTACAGTTTATTCAATACAAAAGACTAAATGGAATCAGAATGTTCCTTCAGAAAAGATAGATACTACTGAACTAGCTGGTAGAGTAAGAGTTGCTCATGCGGAATATGAAGCAGCTTCTCTAGCATCTGGTGATGTGATTCAAATGTTTAATTTACCAAATGGTGCGAGAATCATCTCTGGTAGATTGGCACATGACGCATTAGGTGGTTCAACTACTTTATCAGTAGGTTATGCTGCACACACAAATGCTGCGGGTACTGCTGTAAGTTTAAGTGCTGCTGCTTATAAAGCGGCTGCTGCTTCTACTTCTGCAACTGCGGTAAATGCTGCTAACACTATTGCATTAGGTGAAAACTCTGTCGTAGATGCTAACAAGGATGGACTTCCTGTGTCAGTAACTATGGGTGGAGCTGCAGGTACTGGTACTATTCAATTAACTATGATGTACGTTGTAGATTAATAAGATAAAATTTTAGGCGGGGAAAGCGAGAGTGGAACCCGCCTAGAGTGCATGAAGAAAATACAAGATTTAAAACCTGTATTACATTTTAAAAAAGATAATTATGTATATAGGTATGTGCTAGTAGATAGGTTTCAAAACGATTCTAAAAATCATTATGGCTTTGATACTAAAGAAGAAAGAACAACAGAAGAAATATTTGCGTTAGAAAAAGATAGACAAATAAGACGTAAGTATATTATAAGGAAGTAGTATGGCATCAACAGTAGATATTTGTAATGGAGCATTAAACCAATTAGGTGCAACAACAATACTTTCACTAACAGAAGATTCAAAAAATGCTAGACTTTGTAATTCAAGATATACTCAAGTAAGAGATGCAGTATTCAGATCACATCCTTGGAACTGCTTACAGGTAAGAGTAGAATTAGCATCATCAACTACAACTCCTGTGTGGGGTTATAATTTTAAATTTGATTTACCCGGAGATTGTTTAAGACTTTTAAAAATATTAGATTTTGATTCAAACTACCAAGTAGAAGGTAGAGCAATATTATCTAATAATGAAACTATGAAAATCTTATATATTTCAAGAATAGAAGATCCTAATCAATATGACGAACTATTAAGAGAAACATTATCTGCTGCATTAGGTGCGGACATTGCTTATGCAATTACATCTAACAATACTACATCACAAAATATGTTAGTTACTTACCAAGAAAAATTAAAAGATGCTAGATTTGTAGATTCAACAGAAGGTCAAAACGTAAGTCAAGAAAATGGTATGGCAGATACTATTGATGCCGGTACATTCATAAACTCAAGGTTTTAATAAATGGCTAGAGTAGCTGCACAACTTTCAAACTTTACAGCGGGTGAATTATCTCCCAGATTAGATGGTAGAAATGATTTAGCAAAATATTCCGCTGGATGTGCAACTGTAGAAAATATGGTTATCTATCCTCATGGTGCGGCAGCTCGTAGACCGGGTACACAATATGTTGCTGAAGTAAAAACAAGTTCTGCTAAAACAAGATTAATTCCTTTTGAATTTTCAACTACACAAACTTATATTTTAGAATTAGGTAATGCGTACATAAGATTTTATAGAGATAATGGTCAAATATTATCTAGTGGTTCTCCTTATGAAATATCTTCACCTTATTTAACTGCAGAACTTTTTGATATTAAATTTGCACAAAGTGCTGACGTTATGTACGTTACACATCCTAGTCATAAAACTAGAAAGCTATCTCGTACAGGACATACCTCTTGGACATTAACAGAAGTAGATTTTACTAATGGACCATTTTTAGATGCTAATGTTACCACAACAACTTTAACACCTTCTGCTGCAGGAACAGGATCAAGAACTATTACCGCATCTGCAGTTACAGGAATTAATAGTGGCTCTGGATTTTTAGCAACTGATGTTGGTAGACAAATACATTTTAATGATGGCTATGGAACTATTACAGCCAGAACAAATACAACAGTTGTAACAGCAAATATAACTACAGCTTTTGCAAATGCTAACTCAATTACTAATTGGTATCTTGGAGCATTTTCAGATACCACAGGTCATGCTTCTTGCGTATCATTCTTTGAACAACGTCTAGTATTTGCCGCAACTACTAACAATCCACAAACAGTTTATTTCTCAAAGTCTGGTGATTATGAAAATATGGATGCTAATATTGGTGGTACTGTAGCAGATGATGATGCAATTATTTACACAATCGCATCTAACCAAGTAAACGCAATTAGATTTATGGCTACTAGCAGAACTTTAATTATTGGTACTGCAGGTGGTGAATTTACAGTTAGTGGTGGTGGAGATAATAATGCCATAACTCCAACAAATATTTTAATTAAAAAACAATCTAACCATGGTGCTGCAAATGTTAATGCTATCTCTGTTGCTAACGCAACATTATTTTTACAAAGAGCAAAAAGAAAAATTAGAGAACTAGCTTACAACTTTGATGTGGATGGTTATACAGCTCCCGATCTTACCATTCTTGCCGAACACATTACTGAAGGAGGTATTGTTGAAATGGCATATCAAGAAGAGCCACTGGCAATTATTTGGTGTGTTAGAAATGATGGTGAATTAGTTGCATTAACATATCAAAGAGAACAAGAAGTTGTTGCTTGGCATAGGCAAGTTTTTGGCGGAGCATTTGGTACTGGTAAAGCAGTATGTGAATCTGTTGCAGTTATACCAACTGAAGATAGTGAATATGAATTATACATGATTATAAAAAGAACAATTAATGGTGCAACCAAAAGGTATGTAGAATATTTGAATACATTTGATTTTGATCAAACTGATAATACATCATTTAATTTTTTAGATTCACAATTAAATTATAGTGGTGCAACATCAACATTAAATGGCGACATTTCTAATTCAGCAACTACAGTTACTGTAGCATCTGGAACAGACTTTACATCATCTGGAAAAATAAAAATTGGTGGAGAAATAATTACTTATGCAGGAAAATCTACAAACGATTTAACTGGTTGTACTAGAGGAACAGAAAGCACTACTGCAGTAGCTCACACATCTGGAGATGCTGTTAAGCAAGTTGTTAATTCTTTATCTGGATTAAATCATTTAGAAGGTCAAGAAATTAATATATTGGCTGATGGATCAACACATCCTAATAAAACTGTAGCATCAAATGCTGTTACTTTAGATAGGTTTGCAAATAGTGTTAAGATTGGATTAGGTTATACTTCATTATTAAAAACTATGAGAATAGATGCTGGATCACAAAATGGTACATCACAAGCTAAAACAAAAAGAATATATGAAGTTACCGCAAGATTATATGAAAGTGTTGGTGTTGAAATAGGACCAGACTTAAACAATATGGAAAGAGTACCCTTTAGAACTTCTGCTGATCCTATGGATCAAGGTATTCCACCATTCACAGGTGATAAAGAAGTAGAATTTAGAGGAGACTATGATACAGATGGATTTATGATTGTAAGGCAAACTCAACCTTTACCTTTAACAGTTTTATCACTATACCCAAGGCTAGTAACAAATGATGGATAATACACTACATATAGTACCTTACACAAAGGCTCATGGACAGTTTATATTATCCTGTCAAATGAACCACAAAGTATTAGAAGCAGATAGACACTACATTAATGTAGAAGGTGATGCTAAAAATTTAGAACAAGATCATTTAGCTTTTACTGGTATTGTAAATCATAAACCTATCTTTGCAGCAGGTATGAAAATTATTTGGGGTCAAGTTGCTGAAGGTTGGGTTATAGCATCAAGTGAAATGTGGAAACATCCTATAGGTGTAGCAAAAGCAATTAAAAAAGATTTTGCTAGAGTTGCAAAAGAAAATAATATTACTAGAGTTCAATCTGCAATTAGAAAAGATTTTAAACAGGGTTTAAGATTTGCCGAATGGTTAGGATTAGAAGAAGAAGGTTTAATGAAAAAGTTTGGTTTTGATGGCACAGATCAATATATGTATGCGAGGATATTCTAATGGGAGCAGTACCTTTTCAATTAGCAATGGGAGCAGCTCAATATTCTGCTCAAGGAAAAATTGGCAAATATAATCAAGCTATTAATGAAAGAAATGCACTTACTCTTGAAAGTCAAGCAGATCAAATAGAAAAAAAAGCAGAGTTTGATATAGCTCAATTTGAAAAAAATTTTACAAAAATTGAAGGTCAAACAAAAGTAGCACTTGCTAAATCCGGTGTTGTTATGGATAGTGGTAGTGCTTATAATATACAATTATCAAATGCTTATGAAGCACAATTACAAAAAGAATTAATTAAATATAAT